TTTCACTCCTTTTTTAGCAAGTTCTGATCTTAAAGGCAAAGGACCTGTCTTTGGACCCATTATTCCTAATGAAACCAAAACAGACGCCCCCCTAGAGATCACACAATCTGCGAAAAATCCATTTCGCCCTACTCCAAAAGCTGATGTTAAAACCGAGACCCCTGTTCCAGAACAGGCTAAGGAGCAACCAAAAGCTAAGGATACAAGGCCCGTGGACCCAAAAACTGGAAAATTCCTCCCTGATCCAAATTCCAAGACGAGTTTGAAGAAAGCTGCGAAAGCAGCTAAAGCCCTTGAACAAGCTAAGGAAAAACCTACTGCTCCTAAAGAGAATCCCTCCAAAGAAGCAAAGGCCGTACCCAAGCAGACCGAGAAAGCACAACCTCAACCCGTCCAAAATAGTGAGAAAACACTACCCCAAAAAACTGATGAAGGAAAACAGAAGAAACCCGTTCCCCCCAAGAATGAGAACTTAACCCTTTCCGAACTTGAGAGATTTCTCCAACCCTGTGTCAGTGCAGGTGAAGTGTTCGCCGAGGAAAAAGTTAGAGAGACATGGATTACCTTACAGAAGAATGTGAAGACACTCTTGAAAGATAATTCACAAAAACGGTTGGCTTTAGTTCTGTTAATTAAAGCATTGAGCGAAGCACCTTTCGCCCTAGATTCTACTCAATTAAGTTTGGCTAAAGAATTCAATGTTACATATTACAAGAGCAATAAACCTTCCGGAACTGGTCATGCAAATGATGCCGTGATTCGAAGATTAAGCGACCAACAAGTTTTACTTCAGATCATGAAAAAACATTTAGATGAATTTGATATCGATTACATTTCAAGTAATTATACTACCTCCTCTTCCTCGTCATCAGACGAATCTTCGGGTTCAGCTGATGAAGGAAGAGACATGGAAAATCTAGTTATTTGTGATATTTACGGTTCAGAACGCGTCGGGAATATGTTTTATAAAGCACATAAGCGTGTACATCAGTTCTTCCCGGAACTCTCCCTTAAACACCTTAAATTACTGAGTTGGCAGCCGATCATTACCGCACATGATTGTCGCAGCTTAGTTGGCAAATGGCAAAAAACTTGTACATTTGATGAATTTTACACGACATTACCCCGTGGAACCTTGTATGGAATCTTTGAAGACGTTTACGCACTTACTGAAGAGGAATATGCAAATTTATTCACCAAATTTGACAAACATTTTATCATTTCCCGTGTTTTTGGAAGGAGACCAGGATTTGGCTCTCATGGACAAGGTTATTATGAAATAACAGACAATTTAACTGTCAATGCTGTCTCCAGCGTTAATGAACGACCCTGGCCAGAACATGCGACGAATGCGTGGTTGCGAGAACGAACCTTCTCAGATGCAACAGAAACCTTTCAACAGTATGTAGGCGTAGCTCGGAATTTATGGAGAACTTTTGGACACACCCAAATTTTCGAAGGAACAAGAATAGTTCGTGTTTTACAAGATAAAGCGATTTCATATATCGATTCATCTTTACTTTTGCAATACGAACAAATCTATCCTAAGACATCAGCAGCTGAATTACAACACTATTTCCAAGTGATGACTGGACAAGAATCACTTTATAACCGTCCACTATTGGTGGCTAGTAAGGTAGTAACCGACCTTGAATCGGGGCAGGCTAACAAAGGACGCTCCAACTATACCATCAATTCATTGTCTAGTTTAGTAGCAGAAGCACTTAAACAACCATTGTATCTCAATTTGAAGAAAACTTTTCCACAACTGGATTTGAATAAAATCACAGCTGAAACAGTAGCATACATCGCTTGGAAAAACTTCGAAAATGAATTTTATCTATGGTCAGCAATTACAAACTCTTTTTCAGGACTTTGGAATTTGTTTAAGCGCCAACGAACCAACATGGAAGTGGTAGCGACACCACAAGGAACCCAAAATGGTATCGTGTTCAAAGCACTTCTTGCAGGAACAATTCTCCTACTAATTAAAAGATATGCCACTGGCCATATCTTTTCTCCAGCCTCTTTATCGTTTAAGGATGCGATTACTGCTCTCTTCTCCAGAGTTCCAAATTTCCAAAATCTAACTGATTCCTTATGGTTTCGTTTACCTAGATTCATTATTGATCGAGTTCCTGCACCGTCTTTCTCTGTTAAACCAGCTGACGTGTTTTCCTGTGGACTGGTACCTTTAATGGAAGAAGGATTGAAACAATGCTTAGGGCCTTTGGGTGCCTTTGCACTAGGATTAGTTGAAGGCTTTGGACAAACAATTATGGCTAATAATTACACCGATTATATGCATATAATTATCCATGCAATGGGACACCTTGGTCTCTATTTCCTTTCTCGGAAGAATATAGTAGCTGGTATTGCCCTACATGGTTTGTGGAACTTAGGTTGTGAAGGAGTATTAACAAATCCAAATTACAAACGGTTCACACCCACTCCCGGCATCATCTCTCACCCAGGTGTACATGCCAGTCTTTTTGACCGGATCAACACGGTCTTTGAGAACCCAGCTTCCAGAAAAGCGGTCATTGATAATCCTTTTGTTTTAGATCAATTCAAGAGATACATCGCACCAAACTTAGGAAGCTGGGCCATTAAAGGCTCTTTTCTTGGTACTTTCTTCTCTATGAATGGATATACTGACGAAATAATTCCCACTCCACTAGTTCAACTTGTGAAAGAAGCTTGTGCAGAAGGAAATTTTGAATTAAATATCCCTGAATGTCTTCCCCTCAACGAGGAGGAAACAGAAGTTGAAGCCATAATTAATCCAGTCTCTTCAATCTTTCCACTCGAACACGAGTACAATCAACGCGTAGTTGGATATTACATCCTTCAAAGTGGAGATCTCCTTTTTCAACGGCCTTGGGGTATTAACTGTACTTTACATGCTTTGGAATTGCGAAATTTGGCTCCTGGACCACAAAGTTTTACTTGTGAACAACCCGGTTCTGAATGTTCGTTTTCAACCAAAACATGCCCAGTCGCTATTGAATGGAATCAAAATTTTAAACGCTTGATGAACACTCCAACCATGGACGGTCTAACGATTCGGAAATGGTTTGCAGTTGGTTTAGCTGAAGCAGAAAAGAAGACACGAGAATGGTGGGCAGAACATTTTAATCAGGCTCGGAAAATTCGTAGGGCATGGACCTCAGTCAACAATACACTCATTGATCCAGGACAACAAAACCTGGATGCCTTTGTCAAATCTGACGAAGTAATTCCTGTGAAAATTAAGGATGGAAATCCCGTTTTCAAAGCAAGAATTGTAGTCTGTTTTGCAACAGATAAACAAGCCTTACTTGGAATTAAAATTTATCGCGCTATGGAAATCACTAAATTCGTTTATG